ATTTATCAAGGGGCAGGAGCACACCAAGATAATTGGAAAAAAGCACAGAGTGGATGTACTTGGCATGTAGAGGGAAAAATAAAATCTTCCATATCTGCTTTAGCTGACGGAACTGAATATACTGTCTATGTAAATACAGATGACGAATATGTCATTCCTAGCAGTACAAGTTTTACACTTTATACTAGTGGAGCGGTAACAGCTGATGCTTACTATAGAACTACAAAAACAATCACAAGATATAATGCAAATGGCACTACAAGTAGTGTAACAGCAAATAACTATTGGCAAGCAATAGCAACTAATAATGCACCAGGCACTCCTTCAGATGATAATTCTGCATTTAATAGAGTAAGAGTATTTTCAGCATATTCTCATGGCACAGAATATTTTACTTTTAGTGACGATAGAGACAACAGTTATGTAACCTTTACAGATAATACTGCAAGTTCTTCTACAAATGGAAAAGTCTTATTATGGAAAGCATCAGTTCCTAGCCAGAATACTCACCCAATACCAGGAGGAGGAGTTTGGGAAAGAGGAGATGGATGTAGTAAACGAACAGAAGGTTGCAAAATGAGATTTGGATTTGCTCCTAAATCTGTAGGAACAGCAAGTTCAACAGGTAAAGCAAAGACAAATACAGATGCTACCTTACCTTTCGGGGGGTACCCTGCATCTAAGGCATTCTCATGATGGAAGAAATTTATGCACACGCTGGTAGAGAAGCACCACGAGAATGTTGTGGACTTATTATACAAGATGGTAATAATGAAAAATATATTCCACTTGAAAATATTGCCGAAAATGAAAAAGACTTTAAAATGGACGGAAAAACTTTTGTTAATTATTTAATAAATTCAAAAATAAAATATGTAGTCCATAGTCACTATTGTCAAAATTCTGCGCCAAGCGAAGTTGACAAGATACAATGTCGAGAGGTGGGAATCCCATATTTAATCGTTTCCTATCCCGAAAAAGAATACACAATTTTACAACCATGACCAGAAATATATACTTAAAAGGAAGAATGGGCAAACTATTCGGAGAGCATCATAGATTAAACTGCAAGACAGTTCAAGAAGCTATGCATGCAATAGATGTAATGAAAGGCGGTCTTCGTCAATATCTTATAGATTGCACTGAAAATGGAGTAGGATTTACAGTTCAAAAAGGAGAAGATTTTTTAACTAATCAGACAGCAGGAATTGAACTAGGAAAAGATGATATAATTATTACTCCAATCCCACAAGGGTCAGGTTTAAGTGATATTGGAAAAATAATTTTAGGAGTAATATTAATTGTTGTTGGTTTAACAGTAGACCCTTCTGGAAAAGCAGCAGAAGCTGGACTACAACTATTAGTAACTATAGGTACACAATTAGCTCTTGCTGGTATTATAGGACTTACCTCAGATGACCCCGAAGAATTAGATGAAGAACAATCAACTTTATTTAATGGGCCAACGAATACTACAAAGTCAGGTATACCAGTACCGCTTTGTTTTGGAAAGATGGAAGTTGGTGGAGCTGTTGTGAATTTTGGTTTTACAGATTATAGAATAACAGGAAATCAAGGGTATACTTTTGTAAGTAAAGGAACTCGTAGCGGTTCAGGTTCTGGCGGCGGCGGAGGCGGTGGCGGAAGCACTGGCGGCGGCGATTCAGATTGGATGCAGGAGATAATGCAAGAATAATGAGTACAGCAGAAGGAAGCAATAGAGGTAGCGCACCACTAGATTCGCAAGGAGTAAAAGCTTCTGGAAAAGTTCGTGCGCAAACTGCAGTTATTTATGATTTACTATCTGAAGGCCCGATTGAAGGGTTAGTTGATGGTGTTGCAAGTATTAGACTTAACGATAATCCTGTTGCAAATGGTACAAATGCAGCTATTCTTTCTCCTCAAAGGTCATTTGATGCTAACTATGTACACAGTACAGGTGTAATCACAGATAATTCAACAGGCAACATATTTAGTGGAGCTTCTACAGCTGACGGAGTGAGAGAAGTAATAGTCCAAGGGGCAAGTAAAAGAACATCAAGCACTATAACTACTGTTGCAGGTAATAACATAGTTGTATCAAGTAATACAAGTTTCTTTGCTTCAACAGATGTTTGGGACGGAAATGGTATTCAACCAATGATTCGTATTGATGGTGCTGGAGACAATGGTGGACAGCTCATAGCAGGAATCACTGAACATCTAAATAATGCAGCAGTAAGAGTAGACCTTGTTCCTATGACAAGTATATCAGGAACAAATGCTTACTTAGATTTAAAAGATACTATTGATAGTTTTAGTGGGAATACTGCAACAATATCAGCCGCAGGAGTTAGTATTGCAAATACAGGAGTACAAATGAGTAGTCCGTTTAGGGCTGCAAATGCTGCTCCATTATATAATTATGAAAACTTTGGATTTGCATTTAGAACAGGTACTCGTGAACAAGCATATCTACCAACACCTTCAGGTATAGGTAGTGCATCAGTTGCTCACCAAGTCAGTGGAGGTAATATTAGTACTTCATCAAGTTCAGGTTATCCTTCTGCATCTGCTTTTGGTTTTAAAGAAACTTCTTCTTATACAGGTAGTGCACTACAAGTAACATCATCTTCTATGGGAGTGGGTAATGCTGCAGAAATAGACGCAGTAAAAATAACTTTACAATTTAATAGTATGATTTCTCAAAAAGAAACAGGGAAGTTAGGAAATGGATTTGCTGAATACAGAATTAAATTTGGATATTCTAGAGATGGAGGAACTACTTACCAAGATGTAACAAAAGTAGGTAGACCCACAATCGCTACTAGTACATCAAGTTATCACAAAAATGGAAGAACAAAAGATTCACAAAGTGGTATTATAACAGGTAAAACTAGACAACCTTTTAATCATGTCTATACTTTTGATATAAGTAAATATCAACCTTTTGATGCTTATAGAATTAGCATAGAAAGAATCTCTGCAGAAAATCAAAAAGAAAATAAATGGCAGCAAACTAATAGCGGTACTGTAAAACAAATTGAAAATATTATTACTGATAAATTAACTTATCCTTATTCTGCTTATGCTGGTGTAGTAGTAGACGCAAAAGATTTTAATGCAATTCCAAAAAGAAGTTATGAAATTCGTGGACTAAAAGTAAAAGTTCCTACAAACTATTTTCCTCTTGATGAAGCAAATACAGCAACAGGAGTTAGACGAAGCACAGCAGCTTACACTAGAAATGTAACTTCAGGAGCAGAAGAAAGCTCTATACAAGATTGGGATGGTAATTTTAGAGGCGACCAAAAAACATTTACAAGTCCTACTCATGCAAACTATGAACCTGTTTATACAAATAATCCTATTTGGATATTTTACGACTTACTAACAAATCAAAGATACGGATTAGGTAAATACCTCGATGAAGATTTTGATTTTTCTAGTATAGACAAATATACATTATTTCAATTAGCAAAATACTGTGATGAATTAGTTCCTGATGGAAAAGGGGGAACAGAACCTAGATTTACTACTAATTTATATATACCAAAAGACCAAGACGCATTAAAAATATTGAAAAACTTAGCTTCTCAACTAAGAGCAATGTTAATATGGTTTAACGGTCAAGTAACTCTTGGAATGAATCAACAAAAAGGTGCAATATATACTTTTTCAAAATCAAATGTAGTAGCAGGAGAGTTTGCTTATGCAGGTAGTGCAGGAAGATTTAGAAATAATCAAATAGCAGTATCTTGGAATGACCCAGATAACGGATATAAACAAGCAGTAGAAGTTGTAGAAGACCATGACAATATTGCAAGAACAGGTAAAGTTAGAAGAAAAAATATTACTGCATATGGTTGTACTTCACAAGGTCAAGCAGTAAGGCATGGTAAATATCAATTATTATCAGAACAGCTTGAAAAAGAAGTAGTAAACTTTAAAACAGGTTTAAATGCACTAGGATTAAAACCAGGTGATGTAATAAAAGTTCAAGACGCAGATTTACAAGATGTTGTTACAAGTGGTCGTGTTACTACTTCAGCTTCTTCTACTACTACCATTATACGAACAGATAGAGATTTAACTTCTTTCTTAAACGGAACAGATAATTTTAAAATGCATTTAATATATCCAAGTGGTGGAGCTTATTTAGCACAACCGCTTGCTACTATTAATTCAGTAACATATAATTCTGGAGATTTAATACTTCTTGATGAAGATGGAGCAGCCATCGATACCCAAGCAAAAGCTTCTAACTTAAAAGATGACAGTGGAGCAGTTGTTCAAACCTTTTGGTCAGATGACCTTAGAATTGAGAGTCAAGCAGTAAGTTCTTTTAATACTACATCTGTAACCGTATCAAGTGCTTTTAGTTCAGCTCCTAATGGAGAAGTAATATATACTATTTCTGGAGAAACTGATGACAATGTTATAAGCGCAGGTACATTTAAAGAATATATAATTACAAGTATAAAACATGAGGATGATATGACTGTAGGCATTAGTGCAGCAGCATATGAAAGAGCAAAATTTGATGCAGTAGATAGAGGGTGGAAAGTACCTGCATATCCAGATACTCTTTATAAACCACCTGCAAGAACAGATGAAATCCCTGCACCAATAGGATTAACAGCACAGTTAGTTCCAGGAAATTCTGGAGGCGGACATAATGTAGGAGAGGGAGACAATGAAAATGATTATTCTATTGTTTTAAATTGGACTCACCCTACTACTCAAAGAACAGATTCAGAAGGCAATTCTTTAACTGATGTATATGAACATTTATTAGGTTATAATATACAACATAACATAGAAGGAATAAATGATGATAGGGACGCTAACAGAGAGTTTACAACCGTATTTTTAGATTCAAATAATAAATCAAATTATGTATTTAATAATATTGTACCCTCTTCATATAAATTTAGAGTTCAAACTGTAGCAACAAATGGTAAGACTTCAGGTTGGGTACAAAGAACTTTAGAGTTTCCTGATACTGCTTACGCAATATTTGGTCAAGGGTCTATACCAGCGGGTATGAATCATTACATACAAAAAGGTGGAGTGTTAACAACTGTCGTAGATGTAAACTCTGGAAATGGTACATGTACTTTTGCAAATACTACTTATGTATTTACTCCGCCCAATAGTGTTTCTCCAATAACAGTTTCAAGTGGTACTACTGCACAAACTGTTCAAGGAGATTTTAATAATCTAGCAAATGGAAGTAAAGGATTTTTACTATATGATTACAGTGATACAAGTGACCCTTTGAAAGCAATACATCTTGTTACGGATACAAGTGCAGTGGACGCTGATACAAGTGTAAAATTAAACTATGAGTTTATGGCAAGACTTGGAGAATCTAATAATGATTTAGTACAGGCTACGGGAACAGTATCAGCAACAGCAGGTTTACCAGAGGTAACAGGTAGTAGTACAACTTTTACTAGTGACTTTACAGAAGGAGATATTATAGCAATCGATACTGCAGGAGCTACTAGATTTATGGGAAGAGTTATTGAAATTGCAAACAATACTCATCTTGTTATGGATAGTAGTCCAACAAGAGCTTACAGCGGTAAAACTGTTCATAAACAAGGATTAATTTTTGACCATTTAAAAGATAGTATTATTGGAGAGGTAGCAAATAATGCAGGAACATTTACATATACTGCATTTACAAATAAATTAAAAATTAATAACTCTAATGAGATAGCAGACAATACTGTTAATGCATCTATAATTGCACAAAATTCAATAGGTACTGTACAAATATCAACAAATGCAATT